AGTAAAAGAGAGAGAATACAGAGCGCTGGCAGCACCGCTTAGCGTAGCGGACGCAGCCAAACGCATACAGACAGACAAGTACGTAGAGGGCTACGCTACAACCTTTAACCAGCCATACGTATTGTGGGAGTTTGAGGACGGCACAAAGTATTACGAGCAGATAGACCGCCACGCCTTAGACGGGGCAGACATGAGCGACGTAATTATGCAGTACGACCATGAGGGCAGAGTATTTGCACGCCAGAGCAACAAAACACTGCTTTTAATTCCAGACGACCACGGCTTACTTATCGCAGCAGACTTAGACAAAACAGAGCTTGCACGCGGACTGTATGAGGATATAGCCGCAGGCATGATAAATAAAATGAGCTGGGCTTTTGTCGTATCAGAGGACAGCTACGACAGGGAAACACACACCCGCACAATACTTAAGATTAAAAAAGTATATGACGTATCCGCAGTAAGCATACCAGCTAACGGCGATACTGAAATAGCAGCGCGTAACTATGCCCGTAGGAGTTACGAGGCAGAACAGCAGGAGAGGCTGGCAAGGCGCGTGGCAGCACTAAAGATTAGAGCAGGCATTTAAACCAGATCAAATAAAAAGAGAGGTAAAAAGACCATGAACAGACGTAAAGAAATTGAGCAGCGACTTGCTGCAATCAAGGCAGAACTTGAAACACGCGGCGCAGAAATGAACGCCGACGAGATCAAAGCGTTAGAGGAAGAGGTAACCGCTTTGCAGGAAGAGCGCGCGGCTATCGACGCAGCAGCAGAGCAGCGTAACAACCTGCTTACAAGACTTGCAGAGGGCAAGGCAGACAACAACGGCAACGCGCCCACCGTATTGCGCAGCTTTGGCGCTATGGACGGCAGCCAGACAGCAGAGCAGAGAGCGGCAGCAGAGGACAAGTACGGCACTATGCAGTACCGCAAGGCATTTATGGACTACGTAACCCGTGGCGCAGAAATGCCCGTAGAGTACAGACAGAACGCACTTACAAAGACTACCGACGTAGGCGCAGTTATCCCTACTACCGTGCTTAACCAGATCATTGAGAAACTGGAAACAGCGGGCAATATCCTTGCACTTGTTACCAGAACTGCTTACAAGGGCGGCGTATCTATTCCTAAGAGCACAGCTAAGCCTGTAGCTACATGGGTAGCAGAGGGAGCAGGCAGCGACAAGCAGAAAAAGACCGCAGGCAGCGTTACTTTTGCTTACCATAAGCTGCGCTGCGCTGTAGCAGTTTCCTTAGAGGTTGATACTATGAGTATCGCAGCCTTTGAGAGCCTGCTTATTGCTAATATCGTTGAGGCTATGACTAAGGCACTTGACGCAGCAATTATTAACGGTACTGGCAGCGGGCAGCCAGCTGGCGTACTTGTAGCAGCAAACATTACCGCAGCTGCAACAGCTGGGCAGGTAGTAGAAACTGCAAACCAGAAATACGCAGACCTTTGCGCAGCAGAGGGCGCTTTACCAGAGGCATACGAGGGCGGCGCTGTATGGTGCATGAGCAAAAAGACCTTTATGGGCTATATCGGTATGGTAGACGATAACAAGCAGCCTATTGCACGTATCAACTACGGACTTAACGGAAAGCCAGAGCGTGTGCTTTTGGGCAGACCTGTAGTATGTACAGAGCATATGCCGAGCTTTGCGGCTATCTCTACAGCAGCAGGCAGCACAGACAGCCCTTACTTTGCTTTCCTCTTCAACTTCAAGGACTACGTACTTAACACTAACTACACTATGGGCGTTAAGAAGTACGAGGACAACGACACAGACGACCAGATCACAAAGGGCGTTATGCTTGTTGACGGCAAGGCGGTAGACATTAACAGCCTTGTAGTGCTTAAGAAAGTAGCAAGCGCGTAAGTTTTGAGAGGCAACGGCGGGCAGCTTTAGGGCTACCCGCCTTAACCAGAAAGAGAGGGCAAGATATGACAGGACACTTAGACAAAGAGCAGCTTAACAGCATGACTAAAGAGCAGCTGGTAGAGCTTGCAGCAGAAATGCAGCTAAGCACCGAGGGGCGCAAGGCAGACCTTGTAAAGCGTATTGCAGCCGCAGAGGTAGAAGTACAGGACGAGGCAGAGCTTACGGAAGAGGACAAGGCAGCTATTGTAGAGGCAGAGGCAGAGGACGCAGCAAAAGCAGCGGACGAGGCGGCAGCAGATCACGAGGAACTTAGCGAGGCAGCAGCAGAGGCAGCGGAAGAGGTAGAGGCAAAGCAGACAGCTAAGCCCGCTTTAGAGGCTGGCGGCAACGTGCTGGTAACTTGTTGCTGGGATTATTACGACAACGCGCTTAACAGCGTAGTGCACGTAGGCGACCAGCTTAAGGTATCAGAGGAACGAGCAGAACTGCTTAAGAGCTTAAAGCTGGCAAAGTAACAGAAAGGGGCGCAGCATGGCGACTGTATTAACCGAAAAAATGCGCGCGGCGCTGCGCATTGCAAATACTGGCGAGGCTATCACAGGCGAAATTAACGACGTAATAGAGGCGTGCAAGGCTGACCTTGCAGCCACAGGCGTAGAAACGATAGACGAAACGGACGCGCTTATAGTTAGGGCTATTACGTTATTTTGTAGGGCAGAGTTTAACTTTAATGGCAAAGGCGAGCAATACCGCCAGAGCTACGACCTGCAAAAAATGAGCCTATGCTTAGATATGGACTACAACGGCGGGCGAGTATCCGAAACGGACACCCAAGACGCTGGGGCAGGCGCATAATATGGCTATCTGGGCAGACGAGATAACACTTATAGCGCAGACCGAGCCAGCAGAGAGACTGGACGCTAACGGCTTTCCTAACGAGCTGGTAGAGACAGAGACAACCGTATACTGCAATAAAAAGCCCGTAGGCTATCAAGAGTTTTTTAAGAGCCAGCAGGCGGGTATACAAGTAGACTTTAAGGTAGACGTACACACCGTAGACTACAGCGGGCAGCAGCTTGCAGAGTTTATGGGCAAGCGTTACCAGATACTTAAGACCTACGAGCTAAACGACGACACCATAGAGCTTACACTTAGCGACCTGCGGCAGCAGCCGCATAACACCGCAGAAAGCGAGGGGTAAAAGTGGCAGAGTTTAACGTAGAGGGCATGGACGAACTAAGCAGCGCTTTTATGAGGCATGAAGAGGGCGCAGAGGCAGCGGTACAGGAAATGCTTACAGCAACCGCAGAAATTTACGTACAAGAGCACAAAGCGGCAGCAGGCGGCTACGGCATACGTAAAACAGGCGGCTTTATGAATAGCATAAAAGCCAGTACCATACGCAGAGACGGCACAGCGCTTGTATGTGACATATGCCCAGAGGGAAAAGCAGACCACCCAGCAGAGTACGGCGGCGGCAGCAACAAAAGAAAGGGCAAAAGCAGACGAGGTAACGTAAGATATGCCACTATCGGCTTTATCTTTGAATACGGCACAAGCTCTATACCAGCGCGCCCGTGGTTTACGCAAGGCAATGCGAAAGCAGAGCAGAAAGGCTACGAAAAGGCGCAGGAAATATGGAACAGGTACGTAGACAAGACGTTAGGGTAGGAAAGGGGCAGCAGATCACATGGCAACACTTTTAGAAACGCTTACAAGCGTAGTACCAGCCGAAAGGAACATATACACGGCAAAGAGTAAGCCACGCCAGTACTGCACCTTTATGCGCGTGTTAGAGCAGGCGGCTTTATCCGCAGACGACGAGGAAAAGAGCACGCAACGCATATGGCGCGTAACGCTTTTTAGCAAAGGCGACTACGAGGCAACGCTTACGGCACTAAAGACAGCATTAAAGGCAGCAGGGTATTACGTAAACTCTATCGACGCAGAGCAGCTGGACGAGGAAACGGGCTACACGTTTATACCCTTAACCATTGAGGAACTGATAGAAAGCGAGGTATAAAACAATGACTTTAGGACTTAAAGACCTTTACTACGCAGTTATCACTATGACAAACGGCGTAGAAACCTACGGAACGCCTAAGAAAATGGCAGAGGCTATGAAAGCTAACCTTGCTGTTAAGACAGCAGAGGCTAAGCTTTTTGCAGACGACGCGCTTAGCGAAAGCGTTAAGGAGTTTGTAAGCGGCGACCTTACGTTAGGTATTAAGGAGCTTGCACCAGAGGTAGTAGCAGAGCTTTTGGGGCAGATCGTAGACGAAAACGGCGTAGTATGGGCAGGCGACGACGAGGCACCATACGTAGCAGTAGGCTTTAGAGCTAAGAAAACTGGCGGCAAGTACAAGTATGTATGGTTACAGCGTGTACAGTTTGCTGCACCAGACGAGAGCTACGAGACTAAGGGCGAAAGTATCAACTTCCAGACACCAGAAATTAAGGGCACTATCTACAAGACTGTAGGTACTGGCAAGTGGAAAGCAGACTACGTAGCAGAGCCTACAGATACTGTAGCAGCTGGCTGGTTTTCTGCTGTTAAGACTTACAGCCCTGCAAGCTCTACAAGTGGCACAAGCGGCAGCGGTACAAGTGGCAGCGGTACAAGCAACCCTTAAACAGCTGACGAGATCACGAGCACGTAAGACAACGGGCGCAGCCAGAGGCGCTGCGCCCTTATTTGAAAGAAAAGAGGATAAGATACAATGAGCGCAATTAAAGACGGCAGATACCCTATTGAGCTAAACGGGAAAACATATCATTTACTTTTTGACTTGAACGCCTTAGACGCGGTACAAGATCGCTTTGGCGGGTATGACAAACTGGACGAGATTTTTAATACAGACAACCCTAACATGGTTAAAGACCTTAAGTGGCTGTTTACTTTGCTTATTAACGAGGGCATGAGCGAGGGAGAGACAGAGGTAACAGAGCAGCAGGTAGGTAAGCTAATCCATGTAGGAAACCTTACGGACGTGCAAAACGCTATTTATGCGTCGTTTGCTTACGGCGCAGGCGGTGGAGAAAAGACCGAGGACGACGAGACAGACGAGGACGGCGACGAGGACGACGAGGGAAACTTAGCGAGCGCGCCGCAGAATTAGACACGGCGCGCCTGCTTTATATAGCAGTAACCATGCTGCGCTTTACAGAGGCAGAGGCATGGCACAAAACGCCGTACCAGATCATAAAACTATTTAAGTACCACAAAGAGTATAACCCTTTGCAGTTTGGGAGTACCCAGCGCACAGGCGTAGCAGCTGGCGCAGAACAGCTGGACGACATAGACATAGCGTTAGGGGGATTGTAATAAATGGCAGATACCACAAAACAGGTAAAAACTAAATTATCGTTTGACGGCGAGGCAGCGTACAAGGCAGCTGTTAAGGATATTAACAGCAACCTTAAAGTGCTTAACTCTGAAATGAAATTAGTAACGGCAGAGTACAAAGCAAACGGCGCGAGCATGGATACGCTTAAGGCTAAGCAGGATACCTTACAAAAGACTTTTGACGCGCAAAAGAAAAAGGTAGAAGAGACAGAGAAAGCCTTAGAGAAATGCCGCAAAGAAACTGGCGAGGACAGCGAGGAAACAAAAAAGCTGGAAACGCAGTTAAACTATGCCAAGACTGCACTTACCCAGACTGGCGCAGAGCTGGATAAGACCGCAAAGGAAATGGACGAGCTGGGCGACGAGACGAAAGAAAGCGGAAAGCAGGCAGAGGACGCAGGCGGCAAGTTTGAGGGCTTAGGCAGCAAACTTAAGACCGTGGGCGCAGCTATCGGCACAGCCCTTGCAGCTATCGGCACGGCAGCTGTAGCAGCTGGTAAGGCTATATGGGATATGGCAAACGACACAGCGGCAGCAGGCGACGAGATAGACAAGGAAAGCCAAAAGCTACAGATAAGCAGCAGCCTTTACCAAGAGCTTAGCTACGCCTGCGAACGCAGCGGTAGCAGCATAGACGACCTTAAGAAAGGCGTAAAGAACATTACGGACGAGCTGGGCAAGGCACAGCAGGGCGTAGAGGGCGCAGGCAATAAGTTTGCAGCGCTGGGCGTATCTCTTAAGAATACAGACGGCAGCTTAAAGAGCACAGAGCAAGTGCTTATGGAGAGCATAGACGCGCTGGCAGCTATGGACGACGAGACAGCGCGCAACGCTGCGGCTAATGAAATCTTTGGAAAGAGCGCAGCAGAGCTTTTGCCACTGCTTAACAGCGGTAGCGAGGGCATTAAAGAGCTTATGGAAGAGGCAGACGCATACGGCATGGTGATGAGCGAGGACGCAGTAGCAGCAAGCGCAGCGTTTGAGGATAGCTTAACCCGTTTGCAGGGCACTTTTAACGGCTTAAAAAATAGGCTTATGGGCGACTTTTTGCCGAGTATATCAAGCGTAATGGACGGCTTAAGCGACCTTATGGCAGGAAATGATACCGCAGGCGAAAAGATTAAAGAGGGCATTACTGGCATAGTAAACAATATATCGCAGGCAGTACATACGATTTTAAACGCTATTACCAGCGTGGGCACGGCGCTTTTAGAGGCATTACCTACATTGCTTGCAGCTTTGGTGGACGGTATCACACAGGCGCTGCCTACGCTTATCGAGGTAGTACTAAACACGGCTACCCAGCTTATAGGCGTGCTGCTTGACGCTTTGCCACAGATTTTACAGGCAGGCGTAGAGATCATAGTAACACTGGCGCAGGGCATTGCGCAGGCACTACCTACATTACTGCCGCAAATTGTAGAGGTAGTTATAGGCATTGTGAATATGCTTATACAAAATATCCCTATGATTATTGAGGCGGGCATACAGCTGCTTTGCGGTATCGTAGAGGCTATACCGCAGGTAATCGTAGCTATTGTAAATGCGCTGCCAGAGATCATAACGAACATTATAGACGCGCTTATAAAAGCAATACCGCTTATTATCGACGGCGCTATAACAATGCTTATGGCTATTGTAGAGGCTATACCTACAATTATCGACGCACTAATAAACGCGCTGCCGCAGATCATAGAGGCGATAGTAAACGGGCTTATAACTGGTATGCCTTTGATTATTGAGGGCAGCATAAAGCTGTTTATGGCTATCTTAGAGGCATTGCCAGACATTATAGTAGCGCTTGCAAATGCGCTGCCAGAGATCATTACAACCATTGCCACGGCACTTGCAGACGGTATACCAAAGCTGCTTACAGGAGCTAAAGACCTGTTTGGGCAGATCATAGAGGCTATACCAGACGTTATAGCAGGGCTGGCAGAGGCAGTGCCTAACATTATTACAGGCATTGTAAATGGACTTGTAGGCGGTGTAAGCGCAGTATTTGAGGCTGCAAAGACGTTAGGCAGCGGCATACTGGACGGTATTAAAGGCTTTTTTGGTATCCACAGCCCAAGTACCGTTATGGAAGAGCAGGGCGACTACATAGTACAGGGAATGATAAACGGCATTACAGAGCTGCCGCAGAAACTTAACGAGACTTTAGCAAATGCCATTACGACAGTAACCGAGTGGGGCACAAATATGCTTAACAAAGCCAAAGAAGTAATGACAACCATGCTAAATGGCATTGTTACCATTACAAAGGAAACGCCGCAGAAAATCTGGAACGCGATAGTAGACGCGGTAGTACGTGTGGCTACATGGGGCTTAAATATGCAGAACAAAGCCCGCGACGTTATGAACAATATGGTAACTGGTATTGTAAATATCGTTAAGGAAGTACCGCAGAAAATCTGGAACGCCGTAGTAGGAGCAGTTACAAAGGTAGCTACATGGGGCACAAACATGATTAACAAAGCCAAAGAGGTTATGAACTCTATGGTAACTGGCATTGTGAACATTGTAAAAGAAGTGCCTACAAAGATATGGAACGCGGTAGCGGACGCAGTAACCAAAATTGCTACATGGGGCACAAACATGATTAACAAAGCCAAAGAGGTTATGAACTCTATGGTAACTGGCATTGTGAACATTGTAAAAGAAGTGCCTACAAAGATTTATAACGCGGTATCTGGGGCTGTATCCAAAATCGCAGAGTGGGGCAACGAGGTAAAGAACAAAGCCGTAGAGGGTATGAACAATGCAGTAAACGGTATTAAAAATGCCTTTAGCAACATAGGCGAGGACTTTAAGAACATAGGCAGCAACATTGTAAGCGGTATCTGGAACGGCATAAGCGCTGGCTGGGACTGGCTTAAAGACAAGGTTAAAAACCTTGCAAGCAGCCTTTTGGACGCAGCTAAGGACGCGCTGGGAATTGAAAGCCCGTCAAAGAAATTTAGAGACGAGGTAGGAAAGTTTGCAGCGCAGGGTATCGGCGTAGGCTTTGAGCAGGAAATGGGCAGCGTAGCTAAGGTAATGCAGGACAGCATACCTACAGAGTTTGACGTAGAGCCGCGCGTAAAGGTAGGCGGCGACGGCGACAAGAGAGGCGGCGCAGGCAGAGCGAGGGCAGCAGGTGGGCTGGTAGTAAACCAGTACATTTACGCAAACGAGCAGGACTACGCAAGGCAGCAGCGCGAGGCAGCCAGAAACTTTAAGACAATAGCAAGGGCGGTATACGCATGAGTATTGAAAAGCTAACCTATACAAACAGCAGAGGCGAAAGCATAGAGCTTAGCACGCAGAGCTTATACCATGTAAACGTAAGTACAGACGTTACGGGCATATCGGACATACAAAACGAGATTTACGGCACAAGCTCTATGGGGCAGCACGGGGAAACAAAAACGGGTATGCACATAGAGCCGCGCGAGATCAAAGTAGCGGGTGCGATAAACTCTAAGAGCAAAGACTATGCTTACACCTTGCGCCGCAGGGCGCTTAAGACGCTTAACCCAGAGTTAGAGGGCGTGCTTACGTATGAGTATGGAGACTTTAAGAGGGTAATAAAGTGTACAGTGGACGATACGCCAGAGTTTTACAGAAAACAAGGCAACCCGCTTGTACAGTTTGAGCTTACGCTACGCTGTAGTAACCCTTTTTGGCAGGAA